TTCAAATTCTTTTGCCTTTAATAAATTGTTTACAACTTCTTTACCAATTTCGATTTTAGCTTTTGTTAAATTATTTACATATACAGAACTTAATGGGCCTTTGCTTAAATCAGTATTTAAATTATTTAATTCTGCATTTTTCTTGATTGATAAAAGATAAGCTTCATAGAATTTTTCATAATCACCATCAGGCTGATCCCATGTTGCGTAATTAGCTATAGCTCCTCTTTTAAAAGTTTCTGTTTCAGCTTCATTAGCTGCTAATAAAGCTTTCTGTTTTTCTGCCAAAGAATGTTTTATAACTCTATTCATGCTTATTCTTTTTGATGCAGAAAATTTGCTATTAAAAATATCTTTTGCTCCACGACTTGATAGGTTACTAAGTTCTTCTTCAGCAAATTTCTGTAAATCTAAACTATGCTGATCTGGCCTATAAATAGACTTATTTGTTTCGTAATCTTGTCCTACTGTTGCTACAGCAGCTGAACCTTGTATTTGTAAAAATTCATTATCTAGTGCATCTGCTTTTTCTTGATATCTATTGTATGCTTCGGTTCCTTCTAAATCATCTTGGTCAGCTTGCAACTTTACTGCTACTTGTGCAAATTGTTTTTGTGCACGACTTAAATTACTTATACCTTGAACAGTGCCTGTATCTCTAACAGGTTCGATGTTTGTAGCAGAAAATAATGGTGCTTGACCAGTTTCTAATTCTACTGATGGTGTTGTTTGTATAGGAACTGTTGCCATAATTAATCGTCAACTCCGGGGAATAAACCGTATCCTTTATTAGCTGCAAAATCACTAACGCCTCCCATAAGGGTGCTAGTTATATTTAACAAAGGACTAACAGCTGATGCAGTAGCAAACATATTATTTGCAGATACACCTAACATATCTGATCTGATATCAGCTTGTACTCCTCTAGTCCTCATCTGGTTTACAGCCCTTACCTTGTTACTGTTCATTGTTAATTTATCTATTTCTTGCATAACTTTTTGTGTTAAAAAAACATCTCTATTACTACCTACTCCTAACTGTCCACCTCTTGCAGCAAATGATGCTCTAGCTTTACCAGTTCGTTGTCCGGCTTGCATTGTTTTAGTCATATACTGTCTGTCATATGCTCTTGCAATTTGCTGTGCCTGTAGCTCTAACATAGAAGCATTAATTTCTGTCATATCTTGTTCATGTTCAATACTTAAACCTCTACTTGTCGCTTCGTATCTTGCTCTATCTGCAGCTGCCATACTGCCAATAATACCTGTTACAGTACCGCCTATTGACATTATGCCACCTGCGGTTTCCCAACTTTTCCAGTTTATTGCCATAAGTACAACACCTTCTTATTTTTATACTATAACTACAGTGTATCTGGTTACGGTTACACTATCCGCCAATAGATAATTCTAAGGTTATACCAACAACTGTCAATGGTAATGGATCAGTTTGTCTAATAAATATCTGGCCAGTATCTTGCCAAGTAGGAGTCAACATTAATTTTATATCTTCTGTTTTTAAATTTGGTGGCGAACCATAAGGTTCTGTAGTACGTTGTTTTGCTTCTACTAATTTATTTTCTGTTGGCCCTGCAAATACTCCAGAACTTTCAAACACACGCAAATAAGCATGATTAATATTTTTAACACGACCTTGTCCACCTGCTTCCATTTGTAGTGCCAAGGGTAGTGTTTGCAAATCACTTATATAAGGCAAACCTATGTGTACAACACTAGCTGCACGATTTAATACAATACCGCCATTACTATCTACAACTTTAGTTGGATGTACAGCACCGTCAGCTAATATGCTTACTGTTTTGCCCACTAAATGACTTAACCCAGATAATGTTTTTTCTGCTATTTCATATGTAGTTATTGCTGTGTTTTGTAAACTGCTAGGCAAATCACGATCAAGTTTTACAGTTGCAGTATGGTCATCTGCAATAGCTGTAATATCACATCTGTATGTTTCTGTACCATCTACAATTACTATTGCATCATTTAAATCTGTAGTTAAACCATTACTGCCTACTTTAAATACAGGTATAGAAGATGGAAATTCTAAAGTAACAGAACTACCTTTTGTATAATTACCGCTGCTTGTTATAGTTACAGTGCGTGAATTGTTTGTATTTGTACCGTTATAAGTCAATCCAGAATCTACAAAAAAACTATCACGTTGCGATGCATAATCTCTTGTACCCATACGTTCTATATATCTTTTTGTATTGCCATTTATAGTTCTTTTAATTACGCAATATGCTGCGTCTACACTACCTTCAGCAACTGTTGTAACGCTTTCAAATGTACCGTCAGTATCATGTTGATGCCACGCTCCTACTTGTTGTTCTGGTACATATGTAAGACCTACTAATTTACCGCTTGTACTAATCATCCAAACAATTGGTGTTGGTGCTTTAGCTAAAGTCATATCTGTAATATCAAAACCATCAAACAAATGTGCTGCTCTTATAGATAAATCACCAGTAATAAAACCATTAGATTGCCAGTTATAACCTAGTTCCCTTGCATGACCACCACGGCTTGCAATATAAACCATACTGTTATTAACAACTACAGGTTGCGTATTATTAGCTCCTACATATGATTGTGGTTTTACTGCTATAGATGTAGGTGTTATTGCATCACTGTTTACAGATGTTACTCTCCACTCCGCAGCTTCTGTCATAAATAACAATTGCGTCAGCGGTACTATATGTTTTATTCTGTTTGCTTCACGAGCAGCAACTTTAAACTTAATACGATCATCATCTCGTATTGGTAATTTAAATGACATATCACTTTCTGTACCTGACCTAGTCATAAATATAGTTTGTGGTTCATTATTAGTACCAGCAAAAACTCTACGTTGTTCAAAATAAGAAACAGCATTAGGAAAATTATTTGTACCAGAAAATATAGTTTCGTATCTTGGTGGTGTTATAGCAAAATCTGGTGCAATATTATTATCAACAATGTTATATGTGCTTGGATTGCTTGATGAATCGTGATCTTTTTCACCAATAAAACCAAATAATCCACCTTGTTCTTTATATACTCTGTATCTAGATGCACCTGTTACTTGATTCCAAGTAATAGTATTTTTAGCTCCTGTTACAAAAATATTGTTAGATACAGTAGCAGTACTTGATGCTGCACTTTCTCGTACTCCGTCACTGGCTAATGCTGTAACAACATATGTATGATCCTCGTTTGTATCAGAGTTGTTACTTGCTGAAGAAGGCATATATGCAGTAACAGATAACCCACTTGGTGCAGATATTGCTGCGGTAAAATCTATATCAATAAAACGCCATAATGTTGCACCATATCTTCTTAGTTCTGCTGGTTCATGATTAGGATGCACTAACGTCATAACGTCAGAAGATTGCACAAATTTTATATCAAATAATTCTGATTCCTGATATGGTGATGGCACTTCATATGTCATGTCAGAAGGTAATGCATACCAATTTGTAGAGTTAGGTGGTGTGCTATTTGAATGTGCTGTCTTAGCGTAATAATTTACGTTGTTATGTTTTGCTATATCGCCAATAGAATAACTAGTACTGCTACTCCATGCTGACCCATCTGTATATTGTAGTGTTGCACCTAACGTATGAAATCTAAAATATTCTTCACCTATTTCTATAACCATTGTCTGCGACACATTAAACCTAAATGGTATTAGTCTTGTTTGTTTTGTAGAATCTTTTACCTCTTTTACAAAAAAGAACCCCGGTCTGTTTTCTGCTGGCCCTTGTGGTTTAGCAATAAAATTACGCATTGTTGCTGCACCTTGTTGATATTTACTGTCATCAATACGACCTGCCATTTCTGGTGATATTTCACCACTAGAAAATGATTTAAGAAAAGTGCGTGTGTTTGGCATTAATTACCTCCCAGATGTCCAAGGCACAATATGTTCTACAGTAATATCTCTGTGTAAATTGTCTTGTTGTTTTGCACTTGCCAAATAATTACGCATCATTTCTGTACATCTTTTTGCTTGTGCCATACCTTGATCACCTTTAATTATTGGCCCTGCCAGCATGGATGCTAAATGCCAAGATAAAGTAACAACAAACAATGGTGAAAATGTAGTTGTATCAGTTACTAATGATTGATATCGCAATAATGCATTTTCTTGGTTGCTATAAATATAAATTCCTTCAACTGCAAATTGTTGTGGTGTATAATGACCAGCCACTATTGTTGGAGAATAATTAGATGTAATACCTCCCGGTGTATCGCCAGAAGACATTCTTGTAGAGTAATCGTTTTGTGCTGTAGGAGATATTATTGCGACAGGTGTCATCATGTCAGCAGGTGCTACATATGCATATTCCCACTGTTCAATAGTATTAGTTGTAGTTGCTAGACTTGCACGTTTTGCAGCAAAATTCCAAGTATGCGATTCTAACAAACTGTTTCTTGCTATAGGATAATATCTTGCAGCGTGTTCCGCTTGAGCAGAACCTTCTGGTGGTTTTATCGAAGCAATAGTTGCATCATCGCCTAAATGTGCCAAGGCAAGGTTGCAAATATCTATTTCAGTTGCCATTACATCTCCTATAAAAATAGGAGGTTAGCAGTATTACTACTAGCCCCCTGTAAAAAATTAAGAAGACCAATACCTATTTACTAGCTGTTACAAGTTGATTAATAAGAGTTTCTTTTGTTTGTCTCCTATCAAGTTCAATACCGATAGAACGACCATAAATTTCGAGTTCTGCTTTAGTCATTGATTCATAATCAATGGATTGAACAGTTGGTTGAACATCATCTGGCAATACGGTTGTGTTTGACGCCACAGGTAAATCAGGTTCAGTTCCACCAACTAATTCAATATTACTATTAAACTCTCCATTATATTCAAACTCTTCGTCAGCTTCACGCATGGATTGACCAACGAAACACTTGATTTTTGCTCTGTAAATAGGCATAGGTTGCTCCTTATTAAGCTACGGTAAAGCCGGAAGCATAGTACTTCTGACCGTCACCAATTGTTTCTACTATATCAGCAGTGACTTTACCTGCATTCATAGTACCAACAACTGTGTATCTAGCACCTAAATATCTCTGACCTTTGCCAGCAATATCTGGATTTAGACGTACAGCAATGTTTTTACCTAATGTAAGTGCTGCTGTGGCTAATGTTGTACTGCTGCCAATAACAGTAGGTGAACCTAAGTTTGCACTTGCACTAGTGATAACTTCAAAAGTTACGCTAGTACCATTAGCAAATGCTTCTGTTAAGGCAAAGTTCATGTACAAAGCAGTACCTTCACCAACATCTCTAGCAACACCTAAATCAACAGTGTTAGTAGATACAGCAGTTGATGTAACTGCCTGATCTTCGCTCACTCTGAGCAGTTTGTCTGTAATCATTTCAGATCTCCTTTAGTAATAAAAAATTAACTTACAGCAGATTCGCTGTTAATCAACGCATCTACTCTTCTTAGAGGAACTCCCAAGAATGATAAGTAGCTTTGTGCTGTACCAAACTGTGATAGACCTTCTTGGATAGCTAATACAGATTGAGACTTGTCAAGTGCTGCAATAGATAATCCTGAGTGAACAGTTCTGTTCATGTAGAACGCTGCTCTTCCCATAGCCATATTTGGAATTCTGTACAATGCTC